CGTAACTTGGCCTACAGCGTGATGCAGAACTCTGTTTTAGTTCGCTCCGCTGAGGGTCAGTACGTCAATGGTGTTTTCCTGAAAGGTCGTATTCTGATGATTCCGAAACACTTTCTTGAATCTGTGCCCCGTGGTAAACTCTACATTGAATCACATCGATCATGTGATCCTGAGGTTTACCATGTTGACATTCTGCGTATTGAGGCTTCTCCTGAATTTGACTTTGCTCTTGTGGAAGTAGACACTAAAGTCTCACCATACAAGGACATCACCGGAAAGATTACTCGTTCCACCGATTTCTCGCGTCTTGACCTGTGTGCCACACGCCGTGATTGCATCGATCAGACCCTTGAGTACATCTCGTGCTCGGTTCTTAAGATGGATGCCCGCGTGTCTTATCCAGACGTAGACGTGAAGGATGCCTTTCTTTCAAGTGCCTCTCGCCGTTATACCAGCGCCTTTTACTACGATTATAATAGTAACAGAGGTGATTGCGGCAATCTCGTTTTCGCTAATACCGACGGAAATTTTGAGATCGTTGGATTTCACATTGCTGGCTTTGGTGACCGTTCAGTTGCCCAACTTATGAATCGTGACTACCTTGTTGCTATGTGCTCTAAGTTCGATGCTTATGCCCGTGTCTCCCGTGAACCGGAATTTCCGTTCGAAATGGTTGAGACCCATGATGGCAAGATGCATCAGAAGAATCAGTACGTTTGCAATACTACCGTGAAGATCTCATCATCCGGCGATACCACCCTTCGCCCTTCGATGCTTCACGATGTGCTTCAACCACATGTCACAGCTCCCGCGCTCCTTCGCCGAGTTGGCAATTTAGATCCTATGCAACTCGACATTCAGAAATATGGCATTTCCACTTCTCAGTTCCCCGCTGAAGCTACTCGTTGTGCTGTCCAGAGTCTTGTTGAAGAGCTTATTCCGCTTGTTGTTGCCGCAGATATCCGCCGTCCATTGACGGAATTTGAGGTTTACAATGGCGTTGAAGGTACAGAAATAGAGCGTGTTCCACGCGATACATCCGCTGGATACCCCTATAATCTGAACCCTGCTCTCCGAGGCCCTAAGGACAAGCTCTTTCTTTTCGACGAGATCACTCAGACCCATTCAATTCGGCCTGAGTATCGTTTCCCCGTTGAACGCTGGGGACCCCTTCTCGATCAAGGCATTGTTCCAAGTGATCCGTATATCTTAACACTCAAAGATGAGCGACGTTCCTTAGAAAAAGTGGCTATTGGCAAAACCCGTGTTTTTGCCGCCGGCAGTCTTCCCGCCTTCTTCTGGAATAAAGTCTATTTCGGTGGCTTCATGAACTTTATGAAGCGTGTCCGCTCCAAGACTTTTTCGACCATTGGTCTTGATCGTGGTTCACGTGAGTGGACTGAGATGATCGCACGTTTTCGCGAAGTCTCAGATCTTGCCATTGATGGCGACCAGAAGAATTGGGATGGACTTTTTAAGTCCTGCTGCGCTTTAGCTCTCAATGACCTTTTCAATGCTTACTACGGATCGGAACATGAACTCCAACGTTATGTTCTCATTTGTCACTCTGTGTTTACTTACATGAGAGTTGACTGGGGTAACAC